GAAATCAAACAGGTAGTACAAAGAGTATTATGCAGAATGGGATTATTCACATATTCTCAGGCACACAGCCAGCTACTGCTGATGCTGCTGAAACTGGAACTCTTTTAATGCAACTGACAGTCGATGGAGGTGTATTTGTTCCAGGTGTAGCTACTAATGGATTAAACATGGGGACATCTGTTGATGGTGTACTATCGAAAGCATCTGGTGAGACATGGAAAGGTACTGGTCTTGCTGCTGCTGGAGCATCTCCAGGTACTGCTGCTGGATGGTTCCGCTGGTATGATAATGCTGTAGTGACTGGAATTAGTACAGAAGCAGTGCGTGTTGATGGGGCTATAGGAACATCAAGCTCATATGAAATGCAAATGAGTAACGTAATGGTCGTAACAGATGGGCCTTCAACAGTTAATTCATTCACCTTTACTTCGCTTAAACAATAGCAATGGCCTACGCAAACTTAGTAAAACAGACTGTTGCCGAGCAGACAGAGATGTTCAAGCGGCTGAGGGACTTTATCTGCAAGCGTAATGGGAGTTACGATTATTCGACAACGGGTATCGGTTGGACTTTGCACGATGCGGTCTATGCGGTGAATCAAGATACCTTGACTGTAGGCGACTATATTGTCCTTTATTCTCCGGGTGAAGATGGCCTTCAGTCGTTGTATTTCAAGGTGACGTACACAGGGACAGGACAGATTGACACTATCGGATACCTCTACTGGAACAACAGCACCCATGCTGGAACGCAAGGTTATGGCAACTGTCATTTTTACACCACCGCCGCAACGTCCTCTGAATTATGGGTGTATGGAAATCTCGACTATATTTTTCTGTTCAACAGGTATGGAACTACCTATAACATCGCCCATTTTGGATGGTGCCCTGGGTCTCCATATGATCAAAATATCACTTCGGCACCGAGTAGCATAGCCAGTGGTTCCAGTAGGGTGGTTTCTTTTACGTCGGTTCCGGCCTCGTGGATAGTAGTGAAGTACTTGTTTGTCAGGGATACGACCAATATTGAACGGGTGCTGATAACAAACATCAGCGGCAATGACGTGACATTTTCTTCTTTTGTCGCTTCCTATGCCGCTGGGGCAAAGTTTTCCTTAATGATAACTTACGCTTTGAAAGGGTACGGTGGCGTTGGGTCAGTTGAGGTACTTATCGGACAAGACGGAACGAAGGGAGCGACTATAAATAAATACTCAGTCCTCTCAAACTATCCAACTACGCCTATAAACGACACGTACCCAGTAATACCGATATATTACATTGATTACTACACCACTATCGGTCCCTTGCCAAATGTGTATCTTATGTCACCGATAACTGGCATAGCTCAAGAAAGCGCACATACTGACGTGGTAAATAGTTGGAGATATTTTGGTGTTTCATCATTCCCAGTTGTTGTTAGGGAGGTGTAACTATGGCCACCATCGTTGTCTTACCGACTATCAGTGTTACCTCACTATCATTTATAGGCATAGCTGGGACGGTGAAAGATATTGATGGGATTGGGGTGTCGAGATCAGTAATGGCCTTTCGAGAGGATTCAGTCGCCACTATCCAAACTTTCGGGACATCGGATAATAGCGGTAACTTTTCCCTACGATTACCTGGGTTCCCTAAGGATAAGGTTACTGTTTTGGCAATGGGCGCAATTGGTGAAAATAATCCTATAGCTGCACACTGTTCAGAGATATAAATGTCTTACACACCTCCAACGACTGTCAGTTGCATTAAAAGAGTTCCAGTTTCAGCAGCATCAGCAGTAGCTGGCTGTGTGCCTGAGAATATGTGAATAATCCCATTCTGCATAATACTCTTTGTACTACCTGTTTGATTTCTTGCGTTTACAAATCCGGTTGATAATCTCTTTGCCATTTCATACCTCAATATACTGTATTTATTATGTTAGTTTTGTTTGCAACGGTAGCACCACTTGCACCTGTTGGGTAAATAAGTTTGTCACTTGTAGGTATTAACAACGTTCCGTCTGATGTTCCAATGCACAATCCAGCATCGCTTGACCATAAAGCTGAAAGTCCTTGTATTTTGTACTGAGTAGCACTAAGATCAATCAGTTCTATACACTCACTAAACTCATGTGCTGGATAAGGAGATTTCTTCTCAAAACTCATATCATCAAACTTATCTGCACCACGAATAAAACCTGTATATTCACTTGTTGAAACCCAAACTCCAGTAGATACAGCCTTTATCATTATTACATCTGAGCCAAACATAAAGAAGCACCTTGACATATCAAATTTACCATATGCATAAGGTTCAGATACCCATATTACATCACCTGAAGCTATCCACATGCGGCCCATGAAAGTACATAAATGTCTTCCTTTAGGTGCTGGATAGAATGATCGTGACGTGTCGGCTCCTACGTGATCATTCAATGGCCATGGCGATGATATACCATCTTCGATTACTCCATTCTGTTGTAAATTAGTGTAATATGTCTTTGTACCTATTTGGCAGTAAGCCAATCGACTTCCTTTAGTTAATGCTGATCTTACTCCTGTTAAGCTATAATCTGACCCAACCATGTACAATGCTGCATCATCTACCCTATCTTGGACAACAAAACAATCACCTTTATCGCAAAACAAAGAGTGTGATGATATATTAGATAATAGAACTTGCCCGGGCCTTCTAGAAATCATACCAGAATCATCAATATCACAATTGACAGCCTCTGCTAAAAATCCTACACCAGTTTCAGGATTATATTGATGCCGTAACGGATCAATTATATTATTGAGTCCTGAAGTACCTTTTAAAATAATTGATTCAGTCATATATTATCTCAACATTAATCCACGAGAACCATAAGGAACTGTAAGTTCAAGTGTTTTTAATGCTTCAAAAAATAAACCTTTAAACTTTATTGTATTTGGAGTTTCTCCTTCAATCCCATCCTCGAGAAACTCATAAGCTTTCCAAGCAGCAAAATTTGTTAATAATGCCATTTGAAGATGCACAGGAATACCATCTGGTACATCCATATCATAAATCATTATAACAGGTTTACGGTAAAAATGCAAGGTTAAAATTTCACTATTTAAGGGAATCCCTTGATAATATAATTTACCTCCATGCTCAACAACTTCAGAAATGTTACCAACTCTAGAAAGTGCTGGATATGTTGTAACAAAATCAATAAAAGAATGTGCTATATCAATCTCAGATCCACGTGCCGATACAGCAAGTTGAAGACTTCGCTGATAAGTAACTGGCATATTTACATAAGCTAAAGCAGTATCAGTCGTAACAGTATCTATAGAAAAAAGATCAGGCAATGGTGGTGTAATCATATCAGATAAAGATGATTGCATACCACCAGCAATTTCAGATACCCCTTGATTGATAAAATCACCTAAACTATCAGCAATACCAGAATCATCTACAAGAGTACTTGTGCGTGCTATTAATTCTGCGAAAGTATAACCCGAAGTAGCTCTTGCAATCTCACCATAAAATATCTGAAGTTCATCAGCATCAGACATTGCCGTTGTATCATATATTAATGTAAGAACTTTATCTACAAGAGTTCCTGTAGTTGATGGTGAAATTGAATTATAAATAATAATTCCATCAACACTATTTATTATAACCTCTAAATAAGCCTCAACTACAGCATTAGTAAAGGTTATAGTTTTTGCACTAGCATCAAATACATAATCTGTTCTAAGCATTGAAATTCACCACCTTATAAATCATCTTGAGTTATTGGCTCAGTTATAAAAACTTCTTCAGGTTCAGGACGATATACAGGCACACTTTGTTTCTCACCTAAAGGCTTAGGATCAGAATACTGTGGATGTTTTTCTTCCCAACAAGTATCAGCACAAACAAATAACTTATCCCATGTCATTTGACATTCAGAAGCATATCGCTGAAAACCACACTGATCACAAATAACGAAATAATCACCAGGTTTATATGTCATTTATTTGCCTTATAATAAAATAGAATTAATTAATTCATTAGATTGATATTTCCAATATCTACGATGATTAAGTAAAAACATATACTCAATATAACCATCCCATGTCTTTATGTTATATAACAAAATTACCTAAATCCATTATGCTCAAAAGAATAATGATTAATATCATTAGCAATCCTCTGCGAACCACCACAGTCATCCCAAAAATCATGCAGCTCTTGATGTTCAGGCCCATCACCTACAATAGTTCCACCACGAACAAAATTAATGTCCTGAGCCATTTTAAGTTTATGACAAGAATTAGCCGAGCCATATCCCATCTTCACGCCAAGTACACCATGCACTCGTGGATCACGAAATAAATCACCAAGGCGAACACCACAACCATACTTCTTACCAATTTCATTTGCCTTATCAATCAGCCGCGGATGAACTAATGCAAATCGTTCTTGCTTTTGTCCAAGTGTTTCAGTCATAATATCACTCACAGCGTGCCCTCTTTTCTGTACCGCCTAAAATCCATCATGAATTTTTGATAGATATCCCACTGGTTGATGCGTAACATCTTAATCCGCAACAAGTTAATCATGGAAATTTAATACCGAAAAGATGCAAAACAACCCATCCAGTAGCAGTTACAAGTACCAACGATGCGAGGTTTTTAAAACTCCCCCATTTTACCACTTGCATCTTCTTCAAGGTTTCAATAACTTCATCAATAAACTCATGATCTTTTCTATGTTTATCCCAGTATTCCCGATCAGTACAAAGAGTACACTGCCCTAAGTCATTCTTTACAAATTCATGTATAGCTTTTTTAGCTGATGCATCTGATAATGCTTCTAACTGTTCTGATGTCATGATTTCACTATTTATTAAGGATTATGCCTTGGCCAGATCTGTAGCAGTCTGTGCAAGAAAGAAAACTGCGATCTCGATTGCCAGGTTCAACAACATCCCTGCCAGATGCCAGCCCTGTTCTTTCACTGCAGTATAAACCATAGCACGTTTCTCAGATCCGCTGATATCAAGCGTAGCTGCCTTGGCAACAGCGTCCTTCACCTTTGTCCACGATTCTTTCCCAACCAAAATCTTGATCGCCCCAGCCAATGCCTGCTTTACGAAAATATTCATTTTATTCAGTCTCCTTATTTTTTAATAGTCGTGCCCTATATCTTGATTATTCACTCTTTCTTGAACGGCTTTTATATATTCCGGTGTTCCATAAATTTCAGTCTTGTTAATAGCTGGAGCCAGACCTGGAAGTCCAACCTTCCTTGAAGTAATCAAAGTTATCACAGCACCTGATGCAGTCAAAAACATAGCGATTCCTGTAGCAATCAGCATCAAAATCTCATCAGTAAATACCAGATCAACTCCGAAGAAACGTATCAATCCTGTTAGCACAACTAGAATGGAGAAGATGATCTCAGCCGTGGCCGATGTGTTTTTCCATGTCTCTGGGTTCTTTACCTGTCCACCCTTACGCAAAACATTTAGAATATCCTTGAATTTCATTGTGCCACCTGCTGCGTTGATTCCGTAGTAGTTGATGTACTGGTAATATCACCAGTGTGAGAAAAAGAACCATCTCCATCGTTACTCAAGCTATCCCTACTATTGTTGATCGTTCCTGAGTTAGAACTTGTCGTATTACCACCTGAATTTTCTGTTATCTTGCTCATAGCATCGCCAGCCGCCCAAATACCACCAACCATGCCAGCAGCAGAAATAAGACCCTTAATTGGCCCAGTCCATTCGCTATCCTTGATCTGCTCAGGCACCATCGGTTTGACATCCCTGGCTAACTTGATATGATACGGTTGATTTGGATCTGGCGATGGTAGAGTTATATCAACCAGTGGAGTCTTAACTACTTCATAATAACCATTAGAAGCAATGGCGTGGGTATCGACATAACTCTGATATGCTTCTTGGCTAGCACACCCTATGAAAAAGAAGAGCGGGACTATAGCGGCAACCCACAGTAGCATCGAAATTACACTTCCAACATTTTTCATCAGTACCACCCCAATTCTTTTAGTAATTCATTCCATAGTTTCTTTATAGTTGAGAACTTGACAGTCACTACTACAGCCGCCATAGGCTCTTTCTTCTTCTCTATTGGGCCATTGGCAACCTGCCAAGTTTTGTCTAAGTCACTATCATTCATCACAGTATCCACAAGTAGGACATAAGGTTATTCCACTAGGTAACTTAAATCCACAACGTCTACAGTTCATTTATCACCTTTGTCTGATGAATACCTATATCAACTAGAGAGTTGCATATATCTCCAGGAACAGCACGGCCAGGAAGCAAAACACCATTCTTTTCTTCTGCTGTCTTAACTATTTCAGCACATTGAGTAATCTTATTCAATGGATCATTTCCATTAAAAAGTGCCTTGAACCCTTCCCACTTGCTATATTCTATCTTTTTACCAACTTGGCCAAGCAGATAGTTTAGAGCATCCTCTGAAAATGGCCTTTTCATTGGAAAATGGTAAAAATCTCCAGCGTAACTAAGTGGAAATATCTGAACCCTTGGAACTACTGCCTCGAATATCATCACTCTTGTCCCTACTTCCCAAGCTATTGCCACAT